GAACCGAAAGTAAAGAGCATCTGCGGGAGCATGACGGCATGTACATGTGCGGGGAATGCCTGAAGAACTTTACATAACGGGGGTGAAGAAGTGAAGGATAAAAATACGGAAGAATTGGTCACGGGCAATATGAAATTTGCTTACCATATGGCCTGGAAATTCAATGGCAGCGGAATCCCGATGGACGAGCTAAAGGCAATCGCCCTGCTTGGGCTGGTCAAGGCTGCGAATGCCTATGACGAGGGAAAAGGTTTCAAGTTTTCTACCTTCGCCGGAACGGTCGTTCAGAATGAAATACTCATGGAGCTTAGAAAACTGCGCAGGCATGCGCGGGTCCGCTCTTTGGATGAACCGGTAAATGACGACGGCGAGAATCTAATAATGTTAAAAGACGTCATCCCTGACACGGAGAAGGGCTTTGAAAAAGCGGAACTATCGGATTTCGCCAAAACGATGCTGGACATTTTGCCGTCAAGGCAAAGGCAGGCGGCGGAATTGACCGTCTGCCGGGGGTTAAGACAAGAGGACGTTGCGAAAGTAATGGGAGTGTCCCAGTCCATCGTAAGCAGGTACGCAAAGCGCGCCGTGGAAACGATGAGGAATCAATATTGGGAGGGAAAGGCATGCAGCTGATTAATTATGAAGAGGCCGTGCACCTGGTGATGCATGGTGAAAAGGATGGAATATACATCATGGTGCCACGCCGGATGGGCGGGATGGCCATGGAGGAGGTCAGGAAGCTGGCAAGGGAAGGCGCGCTGTTTGGTATACCCGTCGTTCCGGAACCAGAGCCGCAACCAGCACAAGAACCGGGACCAGAGCCAGAGCCGGCAGCAGCACCGGAGCCGGGAGACGACAGCAAGCCCGCCGGGAGGCGGATCGATACCGGCAAAATCCTGGCACTGCGCAAGGCGGGCTGGGCGGTAAAGGACATAGCGGAGGACATGGGGCTGTCTACCGCGGCAGTGTCAAACGCAATATGGCGGGAAAAGAAGAAAAGTGAAAGCAAGGGGGGAATGGTTAATGACGGATGACTTTTTTACAATTGTTGATGCGTTGGTACGCATTCCAACAGAGACGGGAAAGAAATTTCACAAGGAACTCAACCTGATTTCCTGGAGGGGAAGACCACCCGTATATGACTTCAGGGGATGGAATGAGGACAGATCAGAGATGACAAAGGGGATTACCCTGACCGGGGATGAATTAAAACTATTAAAAGAAAAATTAGGAGGAATCGAATTATGACAATCAACGTGACGTTTGAATCAATCGAAGAAATGAAAGGCTTTGCTGCCATGATGGCAGGGCAGGCGGCAGAAAGTCAAAAACCCGCTGTTACGCAACCTGAAACTCCAAAAATGGCACCCATACAGACCACGCCAGCTGAAACCCAGGGACGACAAATGGTTCAGGCGGCTCCGGCCGAGGTCAATGCCGGAACGGTCTCCACGATGCCGACGACTGCGCCTACATATACGCTGGATGAACTGGCAAGAGCCGCTATGACGCTGATGGATTGTGGGAAACAAACGGAACTGCAGCAGCTGCTGGCGGAGTATGGCGTGGAAGCCTTGCCCATGCTGCCACAGAACCAGTACGGGGCTTTTGCAACCGGGCTTAGGGGACTGGGGGCGCAGATATAATGGGACACGTAGAAAGAGCGCACGCCTTGTTAAGCGCATCCGGGGCGCACCGCTGGCTTAACTGCACGCCAAGCGCAGTGCTGGAACAGCAGTTTGAGGATACCACGTCCAGCGCTGCCAAAGAGGGCACCCTGGCGCATGAGCTGGCGGAAATGAAGGTACGCAATTACTTTTATACAACGGAGTTTGGAAAGCGCAAGCTGACGACTGGCACGAACAAGCTTAAGAAAAATGAACTGTGGCAGGATGAGATGGCGGGGTATACGGATGATTATCTGGATTACATTAAAACGATCGCTTTAGGGCTTAAATCTGCGCCTTATGTGGCAATTGAAAAAAAGGTGGATTTTAGCGCATACGTGCCGGAAGGCTTCGGAACTGCTGATTGCATCTTAATATCTGGCAACACAATCCACGTAATTGATTTCAAGTATGGAAAAAGCCCGGACGGACGGGTGTCCGCCGAGGAAAACCCGCAGATGATGTTATATGCCCTGGGAGCATATGAGGCATATAAAATTCTTTACCCGATCAGGGACGTTAGGTTGACGATTGTTCAGCCGAGGCTCCAGGACGGCATATCCGAATGGGGCTGTACGATAGAAAAGCTGCTGGAGTTTGGAGACTATGTTAAAAAACGTTCGACTCTTGCCATCGATGGCAAAGGGGAGTATGCGCCAGATCCAAAAACATGTAAGTGGTGCAGGGCAAGAGGGCAGTGCAGAGCCAGGGCAGAGGAAAATATAAAGCTTGCATTCTGCGTTGACAAAAAGCCGCCGCTTATCACTAATGAAGAAATCGGGCAATACCTGCTGCAAGGCGATGACGTAGCCAAATGGCTTACGGATTTACGGGACCATGCCCTTTCACAATGTCTGGCAGGGAAAGAAGTCCCGGGATGGAAGGCTGTCGAAGGACGCGGATACCGTGACTGGACGGACATGGATGCCGCTTTTGCAGACCTGGTTAAAAAGGGCATTGATGAAGCGGTATTGTGGGAACGCAAGCCGCTGACCCTTGCGCAAGTGGAAAAGGTCGTCGGCAGGAAAGACTTTGGGGAGTACGTTGGTGGATACGTGGTAAAAGCTCCGGGAAAACCAACGTTAGCCAAAGAGCAGGATAAGAGACAGGCAATTACAAATCTTATAAGCGCAAAAGACGCTTTTGGAGACGAGATATAATGAGCCTTTGGGATGACTATAAAGCAGAACAATACTATGAGGAAAATAAATCATTAGAAAGAATGGAGAGAAAATTAATTATGGATAATTTAACAAACGTCACTACGGGGGAAGTAAGATTCAGTTTTGTACATTTATTTAAACCTTATGCTTTCACGCCTGTGCAGGAAGAGAAATTCAGCTGCACTATCCTCGTGCCAAAATCGGACTTAGATACCAAGGCGCGCATCGATGCGGCAATTAACGCGGCAATTGATAAAGGCGTATCCGATAAGTGGAACGGCTCAAGACCGCCGGTTATGCCAATACCTGTGTACGACGGGGACGGCGTGCGACCGTCAGACGGCATGGCTTTCGGACCGGAATGCAGAGGGCACTGGGTATTTACCGCCAGCGCGAAGGCGGATTACCCGCCGGAAGTCGTTGACGAGAGGGGTAACCCTATCATTAACCAGTCACAGGTGTACAGTGGCATGTACGGAAAAGTTAACGTGACGTTCTTCCCGTATGCCTTTGGAGGCAAGAAGGGGATCGGATGCGGTCTTGGGCCGGTCATGAAAACAAAAGACGGCGAGTCCTTAGGCGGCAGCGCGCCTACCGCGGCACAGGTATTCGGAGCCCCGCAAACGCAGGCACAGCCGAATCCGTACGTTAACGGGCAGCAAGCTGCCCCGCAGATACAACCAAACGCACATACCGCATCGCGGCAGGCAATTAATCCGGTAACCGGATTACCGATGTAATGAAAGGGGCTTTTTGCCCCTTTTAAAAAACAGAAAGGCAGAAGCGCTATGAGACAACATCATCTATCGATTGATATTGAGACGCGGAGCAGCGTCGATATAGGCAAAGCCGGCGCATACCGGTATGCACGGTCCGAAGACTTTGAAATATTGCTTTTCGCCTGGCAGTGGGACGATGAAAAAGTTGAAATTGTGGACTTAGCATGCGGGGAAACGATACCGGAAAAAGTTATGGTCGCATTGTCTGATCCGGATGTCGTCAAGCATGCTTACAACGCTGCCTTTGAGTGGTATTGTCTCAATCAGGCAGGTTTCCAAACCCCGATAGAGCAGTGGCGGTGTACCATGCTTCACGGTTTGTATTGCGGCTATACGGCAGGCCTGGAGGCTACGGGAAAAGCAATCGGACTACCGCAGGATAAGCAGAAGCTGACAACGGGCAGGGCTTTAATCCGGTACTTTTGCGTCCCCTGCAAGGCTACAAAAAAGAATGGGGGGCGCAGGTGGAACCTGCCCCGGCATGACCCGGTGAAATGGGAGTTATTTAAAGAATATTGTATTCAGGACGTGGTAACCGAATGGGAAATATTAAAACGGCTCAATGCATTCCCCGTGCCAATGGAAGAAGAAGTTCTTTGGCAGTCGGACGTCAAGATGAACGCGTTTGGCGTAAGGATAGACAAAGTTCTTATTGATGGCGCTTTATACGTCAACGTTCGAAGCGAAGAAGCACTGGTACGAGAATCCATGCGTATTACAGGGCTTGATAATCCGAACAGCGTGCAGCAGCTTACTGGTTGGTTAGAAGCACAGACGGGGGACGAAATACCGAACCTGCAGAAGGCTACCGTAGAGGATATGTTGGCAAAGGGTTATCCGGAAAAGGTTAAGCGGGTACTGACGGTCCGACAGCAGTTAGGAAAGACATCAATAAAAAAATATGAAACGATGGCTGTCGCAAGGTGCGACGATGACCGCATCCGCGGAATATCACAATTCTATGGAGCAAACAGAACGGGGCGATGGGCGGGGCGCCTTGTGCAGATGCAAAACCTGCCGAGAAACCACATGAAGACGCTGGATATTGCCAGAAAGCTTGTAAGAGAAAAAAATTATACGGGATTAAAGCTGATATACGGGAACGTGCCGGATACGCTTTCCCAGCTGATCAGAACGGCTTTTGTCCCTTCCGAAGGGAATAAGTTCATCGTGGCTGATTTTGCCGCCATTGAAGCCCGGGTGATTGCGTGGCTGGCGGGTGAGCAGTGGGTGAACGAGGTGTTCGCAACGCACGGGAAAATCTACGAGGCAACCGCCGCGCAGATGTTCCACGTGCCGATCGAGAAGATCGTAAAGGGAAATCCGGAGTATGAATTGAGGCAAAAGGGAAAGGTGGCGACGCTCGCACTTGGATATCAAGGCGGTACGGGCTCTTTGGTGTCCATGGGCGCTTTGAAAATGGGACTTCCGGAAGAAGAACTGCCGGATATCGTGCAGAGGTGGAGGCAGGCGAACAGGCGGATCGTAGATCTCTGGCACGCAATCGAACAGTCGGCTTTGTCAGTTATGCGGACGGCGCAGCCAACCGCAATAAAGGGACTGATATTCGCTTTAGAAGGGGATTTGATTTACGGACAGTCTTTTCTCACCGTGCAGCTGCCATCCGGACGGAAACTGTATTATCCGAAACCTTTCCTGCAGGAGAATCAGTTCGGAAAGACGGCAGTGCATTATTATACCGTCGGGCAGAACACCAGGAAGTGGGAAGTGACTTCCACCTATGGCGGGAAGCTGGTGGAGAACGTCGTGCAGGCAATCGCCAGGGACTGCCTGGCCGTTACCTTGATCAGGGTTGAAGCGCTGAGACTGCAGACGGTGTTCCATGTGCATGACGAGATCATCGTGGATGCGCCAAAGACGGTGACCGTTGAAGAGATATGCGCCCTAATGGACGCCCCTATTCCCTGGGCACGGGGATTGATTCTAAAAGGCGCCGGATTTGAATGCGATTATTATATGAAAGACTAGGAGGGCCGGTTGATGCAGAACAATAGAAAATTATATATAAGTACAGCCGGCAGCCGTAAGGCGACGCACTGGCCAAAGAGTGAAATTTTCTGGTCTGAGTTTGTAGAAAGGTTAAAAACCCCCGTACGGAGCACGGAGTCATTGGATGAGTACCTTGCGCTGCCCAAGGCGCGGCAGGATGAATTAAAGGACGTAGGGGGCTTTGTCGGGGGTACCTTTACCGGTGAGCGCAGAAAGGCGTCTTATGTTGCCGGCAGAGATTTGATCACGCTTGATCTGGATAACCTGCCTGCGGGACAGACACGAGACATCTTAAAGCGCGTCAGCGGACTGGGATGCGCCGCGGCGGTGTACAGCACGCGTAAACATGCCGAATATGCGCCACGATTAAGAGTCATTATACCGTTGGATAAAACCTGTACGGCGGACGAATATGAGCCGGTCGCAAGAAAGGCGGCGGCACTCATCGGGATTGAATTTTGTGACCCGACCACGTTTGAGGCATCCAGGCTGATGTACTGGCCAAGCTGCAGCAGCAACGGCACCTACGTCTTTGAGGCATATGACAATCCTTTTTGCAGCCTGGACGGCCTGCTGGACATGTATGATGACTGGCAGGACGTGTCAGCCTGGCCGCAGGTGCCGGGCACGGATGCGATCGAACGCAGACGGCTGGCAAAGCAGGAGGACCCGACAGGCAAGCGGGGGATTATCGGCGCATTCTGCCGTTCATACAGCATCACGGAGGCCATGGATAAATTCATACCGGGTATGTACGAAGAGACGGATATACCCGGCAGATACACTTACATGGGCGGTTCCACCGTCGGCGGCGCCGTTGTATATGACGGGGATCTGTTCTTGTATTCCCATCACGCAACGGATCCGTGTTCCGGGTTATTGGTAAACGCTTTTGACTTGATACGGCTGCACATGTACTCCCACATGGATCAGGAAGCAAAAGAGGGAACGCCGGTAAACAAGCTGCCGTCATTCGTAGCCATGAGCCGATTGGCGACAGGAGACAAGCCGGTAGCGGACTTAATCGCGAAGGAACGGTTTGAACAGGCGAGACGAGCGTTTTCGACTCCGGAGACGGAGGAAGATACTGATTTAAGCTGGGTTAGCAGAATTACCAGAGACGGCAATGGAAAGATAGAGAAGACCATCAACAATGCGGTCGTCGTGCTGGAAAACGACCCTTTATTAAAGGGGAAAATAGTAACGGATGAATTTGCCAGCTGCGGCATGATTTTAGGGTCGCTGCCGTGGAACGGGTGCACGGATAAACGCCGGTGGAGGGATCCGGACGATGCGGGGTTTTACCGGTATGTGGAGACGTTTTACGGCATCACGGGGCGTGACAAGCTGGACAACGCCCTGTTAATCGTAAGCAGTCAAAATAAGATTAATGACGTGAAGAGTTACCTTAAAAGCCTTAAATGGGACGGAATCAAGCGGCTTGACACCCTGCTGTCTGATTATCTCGGCGCAGAGGATACCGCCTATACAAGGGCGGTCATCAGGAAAGCCTTGTGTGCGGCAGTCGGCAGGGCGGTGGCCGGGGGAGTCAAGTTCGACTATATGCCTATCTTTACGGGTCCGCAGGGCATCGGTAAAAGCACGTTTTTATCCATCCTGGGGAAGGATTGGTTCAGCGACAGCCTGTCAAGTTTTGAAGGGAAAGAGGCGGCGGAGCTGATACAGGGGACATGGATTAACGAACTGGGGGAATTAACGGCCATGTCCAGGCAGGAGACAAACGCAGTTAAACAATTCTTAAGCAAAACACATGACATATACCGGGCGGCGTATGGCCGGCGGACGGACAAATACCCGCGGCGTTGCGTGTTCTTTGGAACCAGCAACGATCACGAGTTTTTAAAGGACACGACCGGGAACCGCCGATTCTGGCCGGTGGACGTTGGAATATGCCCAGCGAAGAAATCCGTCTGGGAAGAGCTGCCGCACGAAACAGACCAGATATGGGCGGAAGCTTATCTTTACTGGTCATTAGGCGAACAACTGTATTTATCAAAAGAATTGGAAGCGATGGCGGAGGAGCAGCAGGAGGACCATCGGGAGATGTCTGCCAAGGAAGGCATGATCCATGACTTTTTAGAAAAGCGGATACCGTCTAACTGGGAGCAGATGCCTGTACAGAGCCGTAAAATGTTCCTGGCCGGACAAATGAAGCTGCCGGAAGGAGAGGAGCTGGTTGTGCGGGATAAGGTGTGCGCAATGGAGATCTGGGTGGAATGCCTTAATGGTGAGCCGAAGTATTTGAAACGTACGGATAGTGTGGATATCAACAACGTGCTCGTGGGCATGAAAGGTTGGAAGCGTAACAAGTCTTTAAGGAGATACGGACCATATGGAGGTCAGAGAGGGTTCGAAAGGCGTTAACAAAGTATGTGAACAAAGTCAAATTATATGTTTACATTGTTAACGGGGAACGTAAACAATGCAAACTTAAAAAATAGAATGTTACATACTTTGTTTACGGTGCAAGACCGCTAAAACACTAACAATTATCTATAGTGTAAACAATGTATACAAACTTTCTATATAGAATAAAAAAATAGATAATATAGGTACACACATATATTACCTGGCGCACCTGATTAATATAACACATACGCGCGTAAGGATGTTACATTTTTGGTTTACGGCAATGCAAAGGAGATGAAGAGATGTTAGAACGAGAGATAGAGAAAGTTTTAGTCGCCGAAGTTAAGAAGCTGGGCGGCAGGGCTTATAAGTGGGTCAGCCCCGGAAATGACGGCGTGCCGGACCGGATCGTTATCTTTCCGGACAAAGCGCCCATATTCATGGAATTAAAAACAAGCACCGAGAAGCTAAGCGCATTGCAAAAGGTGCAATGCAAGCGGCTGATTGATTTAGGGCAGAGGGTAGAGGTCATTTATGGCATTGATGGCTTAAGTCAATTCTTCCAGGACGAAGGATACGAAGAGGTCAGCAAGGCGATTGATTGCAAATACGATTTGTAAAAAAAAAGGAGGTGGTGCCGCATGATATTCAGAGCGCACGGCTATCAGCAACACTGCATTGATAAGATTATTAAAATTAAAAAATTAGGCCTTTTTCTGGATATGGGTTAGGCCTCGGGAAAACCGTCACCGCCCTGACAGCGGTAAGGACATTGAAGTACGACCGGTTCCAGGTCAAGAAAGTTCTGATCATCGCCCCGAAAAAGGTTGCGGAGGGAACCTGGACCAGGGAAAAGGATAAGTGGGAGCATACGAAAATACTCCGCGTCTCCCAGGTGCTTGGCAGCCAGGCGAAAAGGATACGGGCATTGAACACGCCGGCGGATATTTATATCATCAACCGGGAAAACGTCGTATGGCTGGTGGATTACTACCGGAATGCATGGCCGTTCGACATGGTCATCGTGGATGAATCCAGCAGCTTTAAGAGCCACAAGGCAAAGCGTTTCAAAGCACTGGCCGGCATGGGCGGGCATATTGAGCGCCTGGTGGAACTTACCGGCACGCCATCGCCTAACGGGCTGAATGACTTGTGGTCCCAGCTTTATCTGCTTGACGGTGGAGAACGTCTGGGAAAGAGGTACACGCATTTCCGGGAAAGATACTTTGATCCGGGAGACCGCGGAAATAACGTGATTTATAACTACAAAGCAAAGCCCGGAAGCGAAGAAAGCATTCTCGAGAAGATATCGGATATCTGCATCAGCATGAAGGCGGAAGACTACCTGCAGCTGCCGGACGTGACTTATCATGAGATCCCGGTAGAGCTGGATCCAAAAGCACAGAATGCTTATACCGATCTGGAACGTAAAATGGTGCTGGAGCTGCAAGACGAAGAAGAGATCACGGTTACCAGCGCCGCCGCTTTAAGCAACAAGCTGCTGCAGTTGGGCAACGGAGCCATCTACGACGAGTTCAGAAACATACACGAAGTGCACGACTGCAAGATTGAGGCGTTCATGGAGCTGACGGAGTCTTTGCAGGGGAAACCCGCTTTGGTTTTTTATAATTACCAACATGACCGCATCCGGATTCTGAAAGCCCTGGAGAAATCCGGATTGAGGATACGCGAGTTGAAAACGCCGCAGGACGAGGATGACTGGAATAACCGGCAGATTGATATCCTGCTTACGCATCCCGCCAGCAGTGCATACGGCCTGAATCTGCAGCGAGGCGGCAACCACGTCATCTGGTTTGGACTCACGTGGAATTATGAGCTGTATACGCAGGCGAATAAAAGGCTGCACAGGCAGGGGCAGGAGGAAAAAGTCATTATCCATCACCTGATCTGCAGCGGTACCCGCGACGAGGACGTCATGGAAGCCCTGAAGCGTAAAGATGACGTGCAGGGCTGGGTGATGGAAAGCCTCAAAGCAAGGATTAAGAAGTACAAGGAGACAGGAGGAAAGCAAAATGCCTGAATATTTAAAATTTAGATGCTGCATGTGCCCGAACGAATACGGAGATGAACAAAACCCCGTCTGCAAGGAAGGTAACCCATGCCGATTTGTAAAGACCTACATGGACAGTCGCGGATGGCTGTACCGGGTGATGTGCGGAATCGGGGCAGACAGTTATAAGGCAAGATGCAATAAACCAGGGGGAAACGGCTGGAAGTGCTGTTCATTTCTGCCTTGGCGGAATTCATTTGACGAGGCGCAGGCAGACTTGAATGCGCATGCTGAAAAGAAAGGATGGAAGGAATATGAATACAAGAATACAAGCACTTATCTCGGTGGACATCGAACGTAACAGACAGGACGAAAAATGGGGTGAGCAGAATCACGATCCCCAATATTGGACCGGAATACTCATGGAGGAAGTAGGGGAATATGCCGAAGCGGTAAACGAAACCGTATTCGACAATGGATCGGATAAGGGCGGTTATAAAAACATGATGACCGAACTGACGCATGTTGCCGCCGTTGCCGTGGGCGCAATGGAGTGTTTAATGCGTAATAATCCTGAACTGCTGAAAGAAGCGGATCATGAAGCTGGGCAAACAGCTTTACGCCCTGCTACGTGATGGTGCGATAAAGAAAGGATAGGCAAAATATGAAGAATAAATTAGTTGACCTGAACAACCACTTGTTTGCGCAGCTGGAACGGTTGGGCGACGAGGATCTGGCAGGCGAAAAATTAAGCGAGGAAATTAACAGGGCCAAGGCGGTAACGGACGTCGCCGGGCAGATTATTGCAAATGGCAATCTTGCCTTAAAGGCAGAAATAGCGAAGGGCGATTATGTAAGTGCTGCCAATTTCAAGACTCCGGAAATGCTGGAGGTTTAGGCATGCATAAATATACGGCAGAGCAGAAAGAATTCCTAAAATCAAATGTATACGGGCGCAGCCATGCGGAACTAACAAAGCTTTTTAACGGCAAATTCGGACTTCAACTAGAACGATCACAGATTGCAGCCTTTATAAAAAACAATAAGCTGAATACCGGAAGGGACGGACGTTTTAAATCCGGACACGTGCCGGCGAATAAAGGGAAAAAAGGAATGGGCGGATGGGAACCGACGCAGTTTAAAAAGGGCAACAGGCCATGGAATTACAAGCCTGTTGGGACGGAAAGAGTTAACGGGGATGGTTACGTTGACATAAAGGTTGCAGATCCGAACAAGTGGAAAGGGAAACACATCCTGCTATGGGAGACCGCCAACGGACCGGTACCCAAAGGGCATGTCGTCATATTTGCGGATAGTAATAAACGCAATTTTGATTTAAACAACCTGCTTCTAGTTTCGAGGAAAGAATTAGCCGTGTTAAACAAGCACAATCTGATACAGGGAGAGACGGAGCTTACGAAAGCGGGGGTTATCGTAGCGGATATCTATTTGAAAATAGGCGAGCGTAAACGCAAAAAGTGAAAGAGGGGAAAGGATTGGACAAAGAAAGCTTGAAGGATTATCAGAAGTCAGAACAGAAAATAAAGAGCCTGGAAAGGCGGATAGAGAATTTAAAGAAGATGGCGGCCAGATATGAGTATGGAGCCGTGAAAGGATCCAACCCTGACTTCCCGTATCAACCGATGTCTTTCCACGTGTCAGGCTATAACATCCGGGAGGATGAGAAGAAAAGGATCCGGATCAAGAACCTTGAATCCCGGTTGAAGAAACAGAAGGCGGCGGCTGAACAGGAGCGTCTGGAAGTGGAGGAGTTTATAGCGGGAATTGAAGAGACTACGACTCAGCTTGTATTTACATACTGCTTTTTGGATGGAATGAATCAGGACGAGGCCGCTAAAAAGTTGCATATAGATAGGAGTAGGGTAAGCAGAAAAATTGATGATTACTTAAAAACGCACACAAAGCACAAAAATTAATGATATAATAGGGAGTATGAAAGTACGTCCAAACGGCTTTCGTTCATAAATTCCCCATACATTTTTCAAGCGTCCTGCATATGCGGGGCGCTTTTGGTAATTATGCCAATGGACATCTAGGAACATATGTTCTATAATTGAATTACATCTCCATAACATGATTTCATAAAAACGCCAGATACTTAGTGAATATTTAATTAATTGTTGATTACTGTTATTTAATGGTATAAAATGGAAGAAAATGTGCGGAGGTTATTAAGACTATGGCTCAATTATATTTTTCTAAATTTAATATTAATTCAAAGATTTATGATGTTTATGAAGACCCAGAGTTGAAAAATCAAATATTAGATCAAGTATTTGAAAATATTAATAGTGAACAAATAATTATAGGGCATTATAATAATGACGATGGAACTGAAATGGAATACAGTTATAAGTTTTGCGATATCAATAAAGATAACGATAACAGAAATATAGTTGGAAGGTTGGTCAAAATTTATGATGGTGAATTACAAAGTTATGATAGAGAAAATGATACCATAAAGAATAGATGGGAAGAAGATAGAGCTGCCAGTAGTACTTTTTGTTTTGACTTAAGCAGGGAAGAAATATCATTTATTACAAGGCAGGGCTTAGGTTATATACAATTCAATAAGTATTTTAAATTATTGATAGAACAAAGTTTTCAAGAAAATGCATTTGAAATATATTTAGAAAGTAATATAGGACAACTAAAAGAGAAACTTCTAAGATTAAAAAGAGTTATAAGTATTGAATCAACTATTATACCGCCGAATGCTAATGAGGACGAATACGATATTTTATTTGGAGCAAATACTGAGGAAGTAAGACAAAGTGGAGCAACGAAATATAAACAAGCTTTAGAAGTAGTCTCAAAAGGAGATAACTCTTTAAATTTAGATACTGGGTTAGTGAAAAGGATGCTGTATGCAGTCGGTAAGGGTTATGGCATGCTTACAGCAAAAGGAAGAGACCGCTCAAATAATAAAGTTACTATTACGAGCAACGAAGACGCCCCATACAAATTAACTATACCTGATAAAGAGAAAGATTCTCTTCCTGCTTTCAGAGAGCGTTCTTTAGTAGCAATAAGTCAATTAGTAAGTGACAAGGCGCAAAGAACCATAGAAATGGTTGGTGATATGAATGGAGAAGATAAAAAATAATCATATTGAAGATTACTTTTCTACAAAGAATACAAAATTTCTATCTTTATTGTTTAATACAAAAAAATGGAAAGAATTGTACAATCAGACAGAATCTAAAATATCTTTTTTGTTTACTTTAGTAATAATGGGTATGTTATACATTGTGTATCAAAATTCAGAATTTGATACATTTATGGAGTTAATTCAAAATCTATTGCAGATAGCTATTGAAAGTTCTATTGGCATGTTAGGATTTATAATTAGCGGGTTAGCCATTTTTACTGGAACAATAACAAACAGATTAGTAAAAAATATAAACAATGATGAAAAAGCAGATGCACTTATTGGTATTTTATTTAGTTTTTATTTTATTGGAGCAGTTATAGGGTTGTCGATTGTAATATATATCGTAACATATATTATCATTTTTTCGAATTTTATATTTCGGATTCCTTGGTTTTTGATTTCAGCTTTTATTGTTTCATATTTTTTTCTATACAATATATTTTATTCAATATCATTACTTGGTACTTGCTTAAGATTATTTTTTGTTAGTTATAAATATTCAGATGAAATTAAAAATGATAAAGACTCATAAACGAGTTTTTAAGACTAGCTGAATAAAGCATCCTCCGGGGTGCTTTTCCCATCCAGAGGAAAGATAAAAGGCAGTCGCATGACCGCCTTAATCCCGACATAGTTCATCAAGCGTGACGTCAAGGGCATCCGCTAACTTAATAAGCGTGGACACCCTGCCATCTCCACGGCGTTCGAGGTCCTCAATTGTACGAATGGGAACACCGCTTAACTTTGAAAGGGCAGGGACAGAAAGTCCCTTATCCTTCCGTATAGTTCTAAGTTTCATTTTGAACCTCCTTTGCGCTGCATGATTACATTGACTATGATGGTTACGGCTGCCGCAGCAGCGGAGACAAGCACGGCGATATCCAGAGCGGATAAGTGCTTGTAATCAACATTCAGCAGAGCCATCAGGCATGCGACCAGACAAACAGCGTGCATAGATTTGATATTGTTTTTCATGGGCATTTGGAGTATACTATTTGTAGGGAGGGGCTTGCGCCCCTGACCCTACTTCAGGTCTTTGTCCTTCAAGTTTCGCCTTATCCAGTAGATTGCCATTCCGCTGTAGGCTATTGCTTGGAGGACTTTTACTATGTAGTCCAGTACACTCACTTTGTTCACCTCCTTTCTATGATTAAATTATACCACGTATATATGTGGTTGTCAACTGTTATTTTGCATTTTTCAAATATTATTTAGCATCTGACTACGGTCGGGTGCTTTTGTTATGCGCTTAGGAGGGGATGCCTTTGACAGAAGAATTACTCAACTGGATAAGGGAACTGATAAAAGATAATAACATGCATGAATTCTATACGTCTCCACTGTGGCGCAGAAAGAATGCGCAAATATTAAAAGTAAATCATTATGAGTGCAGCAGGTGCAAAGCGAAAGGCAAGGTAACCAAGGCAAGGACGGTGCACCATAAGAAATATTTACGGGAGCATCCAGAATTAGCGTTGGAGGATAGTAACCTTGAACCGATCTGCGACAAGTGTCACTATGATGAACATCATAAAAAGAAAGGTTTTATGAATGAAGAGAGGTGGTGAGCCTGTGAAACGGCGGTGTAATGTCAGGAAATGTGCCGGTGCAGCACCCCCGGGTCAAAAAAACGAAAAAACTCTAAGGGGTCCGTGACCGAGGGGGTTCTCGTATCCGGAGATTTTTTTTAAAAATGAAAAATCCCAGAAAGTGAGGTGGAAACATGGCGCGTCCGAATAAAAAACAGGCTGATAAAAAAAAGACGGAAGCCGCATTATATAAGGCGTTAGAGGACTTTGGGCTGAAGGAAAAATATTACGAAGACCAGGTGTCTGAATATATGAAGTATTATAGTAATTTAGATACAATAAACGAGAAATTAAGCGGGGATTTAGACATTGATTTGCTCAAGGAAAAGCGTCAGGTCACAAAGGAGATGAGAAGCATCCTTGCCTTTCTGGGATTGAAACCGGCAGAGTCTGGCGGTGGTGGATTTGAGGAATTATAGCCCGTACATTGACCCGTATATTCAGAAGATCAAAAACAATGAAGTAGAGCACTGCATTGAGCAGGAGCAGATGATTGACAACATTGTCACTCCGATGTTGGAAAGGGATGATGTATATGTCGACAATGATAAGATTGAAAAGGGTTTATCGCTACAGAAATACTTCCCGTACAAGCTGATTGAATGGGAGGTATTTTTATTCGCCTTGATTGTCGGTGCGTTTTTTGAAGACGGTGATATCGTTTTCAGTGACATACGCATCATGGTCGGCAGGGGTTCGGGAAAAAACGGTTTTATATCATTCCTTTGCTTTTATTTCATGTCACCATACCACGGGATACAGGGATATAACATAGACATACTGGCCAATGCCGAAAAGCAGGCCATGACGTCATTCAATGATGTTTATTGGATAATTAAAAAACCAATCAAATCAGAATATGAAAAATCATTGAAGAGTAATTACTATGCTACCAAAGAGGAAATCAAGGGGATAAAGACAAATTCGATTTTAAGGTTCAATACGTCTTCAAAGCACGGCAAAGACAGCAAGAGAACCGGCTGCATCATATTTGATGAAAAGCACGAGTACACAGACAGCACAAACATGAACACCCTGCAGTCTGGTCTTGGAAAGGTGGGGCATGAGCGCATCATAACAATCACAACAGACGGTCATATTCGCGGTGCCGTACTGGATCAGGAAAAAGACCAGAACAGAGAAATCTTAAAGGAATACAATCCACTGAACAGGACGCTGGTATTCTGGTGCAGGATTGAAGCAGAGGACGAATGGAACCAGATGGACAAGCTGGTAAAGGCGATCCCGAGTCTGAACGACTTCCCTAGCTTGAAAAGGATAATTGAAAAAGAGATTATCGACATGCCGTATAAGCAGGATTATTTTTCAGAGTTTATGGCAAAGCGTTGTAACTACCCGATCGGGAACAAAGAAGTGGAAGTTGCCACGTGGGAGGATATACTAGCCACGAATCAGGAGATGCCTGATTTATCAGGGATGAATTGTATCGGCGGCGTGGATTATGCGAAAACAAATGACTTTATAGGGGTCGGGCTTTTATTCAGAAAAAACGGCAAATACTATTTTATCCACCATACATTCATTTGCAGTAAATCACGAGATTTAAGAGGGATTAAGCCGCCGCTTAAAGAGTGGGAAAAACTGAGGCATCTCACTTTTGTAGACGATGTGGAAATCTCGCCGGAAATAGTAACTGACTGGTTTTTAAAGATGGGGCAGACATATAACATTTTGAAAATTGCAATTGATAATTACCGGTACTCCCTATTAAATTCTGCATTTAAGAAAATAGGGTTTGATGCATTTGAGAAGAAAAACATTAAACTGGTGCGTCCGTCCGACATTATGAAAGCGGCGCCGATTATTAATTCTGCTTTCTTAAAACATATGATTTCGTTTGGAGACGTTCCAATCATGCGCTGGTATACAAGGAATACAAAAAAAATAGAAAAGGATGGGAATATAACTTATGGAAAAATTGAACCGAATTACCGTAAGACTGACGGGTTTATGGCATTCGTAAACACAATGACATTAGAGGAAGAACTGCCGGAAGACATCAGCTACAACATTAATTTTGGCGTCTACACATACTAAGAAAGGGGGCGATCATGTGGGTTTTTGGAACTGGCTGCAGGGGAAGATGCTCGGAGGGAAAAGCGTGGAGATATCTGCCGAAACGGTAGGGAAGTACGTAGACCAGGAAAGGCTTGACAGGCTGATCATTGAAGAGTTCACGATCCATGCTGCCATAAACCTGATAGCGAACTGCATATCAAAATGCGAATTCAAGACATTCCGGGAGGGGAAAGAGTTTCAGGGGGAGGAATACTACAAATGGAACTTCGAGCCGAATGTGAACCAGAACGCAAGCCAATTCAAGCAGGAGCTGGTTACTAAGCTATTGTATGAAAATCAATGCCTGGCCGTGGAAAGCAACGGGCAGCTTATCATTGCAGAAGGTTTCTTCAAAGAAGAATTCGCATTGAAAGAAACAATATTCAGCGGCGTAACCCGTAAAGGATTTACCTATAATCGTACATTTAACATGTCGGAAGTATTGTACTTTCAGCTGAACAATAAGAATATAAGGCGGCTCCTGACAAACCTGTGTAACGGTTATAATGAGATTCTGGCGGACGCCATAGATAAATACGAAAAAGCCGGAGGGGAAAAGGGAACCCTGCATATTGATGCAGTTGCACAGGGGAAAAAATTCGGGGAGAAGTCTTTCGAGGAAGTGTATGAGGATTTACTGAACAACCGGTTTAAAAGGTTTTTCAACAGCAGAAGCGCAGTGCTGCCACTTTTTGATGGGTTTACCTACAGTAAGCAATCAGCGGAACAAAGTAAAAAATCCACTTCCGAAGTGAAGGACATTACGGATATCACAGGGGAAATCGTGGAGACGGTAGCACGAGCGTTTAACATGCCGGCGTCCTTGTTAAAGGGCGATATATCAGAAGTGAAAGATATTACTAAAAACTTCCTGACTTTCTGCATTGACCCGATCTGTGGAATGATCGGGACTGAGACTAACCGGAAACGGTATGGCAAAAAAGAAGTTTTAAAAGGGAACTACATCAAAATAGACACCACAACCGTAATGCATATAGATATTTTTGATATCGCGGAAAAGATTGATAAGTTAATAGCTAGCGGTATGTACTGCATTGATGAGCTGCGAAAAAAACTCGGAGATGCAGAATTAAATACAGAAGAGTCAAAGAAACACTTTATCACTAAGAATTATGTGGAAGTTACAAAACTGGAAGGAGGTGAGACATAGTGAAGAGTAATGTGACAAAGTTCCGATTCGAGCAGCTTGCGGATTCAAACGTACATAAACTGTATATCTATGACAATGTGACGGCTTACGGAAACTTTAATTGGGAAACATGGAGCTACGAAGATTCTGAAACGAGTGCGAATTATTTCAGAGACCAGTTAATGAATATTCCGGAAGATGAAACAATAGAACTGCATGTTAATTCTAACGGAGGCTCAGTAAAAGAAGGCGTTGCTATCTATAACCTCTTAAAGCAGCACAAGGCGTATAAAGTCTGTTATGTGGACGGTTTTGCGTATTCCATTGCAAGCGTGATCTGTCTGGCTTGTGATAAGATTATAATGGGGTTAGGGACCTCCATGCTGATTCATAACATGCTGATGGAGGTTTGTGGCAATGCGGCAGACTTGCGGAAATGCGCGGATGACCTGGATGTATTAATGGAGTCCAACCGCAAGATATACATGGAAAGGGCAAAGAACCTGACCGAAGAACAGCTTTCGGACATGATGGATAAGGAAACGTTTCTTACCCCGGAGCAGTGCCTGGAATACGGGTTCTGTGATGAAATCGGGACGCACCAAGCAGACCAGAACAAAATCAATCAGCAGTCGACCATCGTAATTCAACAATTGCGGCAGCAGCTGGCAAACCAGCAGTCTTTCCGTGAGGAAATGAAACAATTTGTTCCAAAACCAAAGCAGCAGGAACTGGACCCAGAGCCGGAACCCCAAAACCCAGGCAATGAAAAGCTACTCACAATGATGGGGGCTTTTTTTAATGCATTCACAAATAAGAAAGGTGGAATAAAATAATGAAAAATGCAGATTTATTAAAACAGGAGAACATGCAGCTTATGCAGTCGCTGTCACAGGCGTTGAAGGACAACAATGAGGATGCAATGGCAGAGGCATTCACACAGTTTGCAGATGGCGTACAGAAACGCATCATGCAGGAGTACGGGGAACTCAGGCAGACAAAAGATTCCGCAGTGCTGGCAGCTAGGGGCATCCGTCAGCTGACCGGCGAGGAAACGAAGTTTTATCAAGTATGGATTGATGCCATGAAGTCGCCGAACCCAAAACAGGCGCTTATCGACCTTGAAAAAGGGATGCCGGAAACGATCATGGACACGGTGATCGAGGAGATGCAGGAGGCACACCCCCTGTTAAGTGAGATTGACTTCATCAACTGCCACGGCGCAATCAAAATGATAGTCAATGCTGACAATATCGACCTTGCAACATGGGATGCCCTCACAACTGCAATCACAACGGAGCTATCCGGGAAAATTGACACAATGGACATGACACTCGCAAAGCTGAGTGCGTTCATCCCTGTGGCAAAGGACATGCGCGCGCTTGGGCCGGTATGGCTGGACAACTACGTGCGGATCATCCTGTCAGAAGCGTCCGCAGGCGGATTGGAATTAGGGATCTTAAAAGGGTCCGGGAAGAACCAGCCGGTCGGCATGTGCAAAGACCTTGACGGCGCGGTGACTGCCGGTGTGTACAAAGACAAGACAAAGGTCGTGCTTGAAAGCCTTGACCCGGTCAAATACAGTGGAGTGGTTGCGAAACTGGCTAAAAAGCCATTCGGTGGATACAGGGTGATACCGGAAGTCATGCTTGTCGTGAACCCGGCTGACTATATCCAGAAAGTGCTTCCGGCAACTACGGTGCTGGCTGCTGACGGAAGTTACAAAAACAACATCTTCCCGTTCCCGACAAAACCGGTGCAGTCAGCAGCACTGAACGAAGGTGAGGCCATCATCGGCATCGCGAAAAAATACTTCATGGGTGTCGGGGCCGGCTCTTCCGGAAAGATTGAGTATTCCGATGAATACCAGTTCCTAGAGGATAACCGTGTCTATCTTACAAAAATGTACGGCATGGGCAGGGCAAAAGACAATAATGCCTTTGTCTACCTAGACATAAGCAAATTAAAACCATTGTCACTGAAGGTTGAAGTCACAAACACGGATGATAATCCGGTAGTGACGAAAGCAGAAGCGTAAGGTATGACCTATGGATGAATTGCTGAAGGATGTGAAAAATTATCTGGATATCACCTATGTAGATGAAGAAACTGACAAGAAAATCGCCGGGATCATTGAAAGAGGTAAAAAGTATCTGGATAACATTGCGGGGGAGCAGCAGGAATATGGGGCGGAGAATACCGCCCGGCAGCTGCTGTTTGATTATTGCAGGTATGTCAATAATGGTGTCTTTGAGCTATTCGAAGAGAACTTTAAATCTGAGTTGATCATGCTTAGGATAGGGGTGGATGCACATGATTACGCCGAACGGCAAGGGTATGTTTCAGACATTTAACGATGGGATCTGTACCATACACTGCACTGACGATGATGGAAATGCGGGGGACGTGGTGGCAAAAGTGCGATTTCAAAAAAGAACCATCGGCGTGACGCGCTTCTACGAGGCCATGACGGCGAAAGTACAGCTTGACAAACTGATACGGATCCCTTTGCAACCCTGGCTTACGACGGAATATTTTATCGTGATCGGGGCTGAAGTTTATGAAATAAAGCAGGCGCAGGAAATCATGGATACGATGCCAAAGGCAAGCGACGTTTCGCTGAAGCTGACCCGGCAAAGGAGGGTTTACGATGCCTCAGTTTGACATTCATGGATTAAATGAACTGATAGCCAAATTAGACCGGCTTGGAAGATTTGATGAAGTGGCACCGAAGATGTTAGAAGAAAGTGTCGGAATTCTGGAAGAAGAAGTAATAGAACGGGCCTTCGAGCACTGGGAAAGTGGCGACATGGCAACTTCGATTAAAAAAACCGGTTCAATGATGGAACCCGGTGGGGCGCATTATATTTGCGTCCGTCCTACAGGGAAAGACTCCAAAGGCATCAGGAACATGGAAAAAATGGCGTGGCTGGAATACGGCGTCAAAGGCCGGCCGGCAACCCCGGTATTAACCACGGCAGTACTAAATGCTGCGCCAATGGTTAAGGCAAAAATGATGGAAGTTTTTAAACGGGAGGTGGGAGGTTGACCGTGGACGCATTATTACAGCGCACAATCGAAGGCGCCGGCTTGCCGGTGAAATGGAACGAGTACAAAGGAAAGAAACCAGAGTACATAGTTCTAAACGATGAAGATGAAAGAAGGGTAAATTATGCGGATAACAGGCCGCAAAGCAAACTCTTTCACTGGCAGGTCCATATATTTACGCCTGTTGCATCGGACTATCGGAAAATAAAAAATGAAGTGCAGGAACTGCTCCTGTCAAAAGATTTTACAATCAAATACACGAAAACTTTATATGAAAAAGAAACCGAAACCATGCACGTGATAATCTCGTGCAGCATTACGGAAATCATGGAGGATTAAAGATTATGGCAAAAGTAGGATTGAAATACCCGGTATATGCAATATTGGGAGAAAACGGAACTTATAGTGAAGGAGCGGTGATCGCAAAAGCAATTAAGGCAACGGTAAACGCAGAGTCCAATGACGTAAAGTTATATGCGGACGATGGGGTGGCTGAATCCGACAAATCATTCAAAGGCGGTAAAGTTTCCCTGAATGTGGATGATTTGGCCAGTGAGGTATATGCGACATTAATGGGGCATAAATACACAGCGGCATCCGGCACTGCCCCGGTAACACCGGAAACAGTGATCGCAAACGGAAATGACATTGCGCCGTTCGTAGGGGTAGGATTTTATGGTAGGGTAGTTCGGAATAGCCAGCCAAGTTACCTGGCGAAATGGCTACATAAGGCACAGTTTGCTGAACCTAACGATGAAACAGAAACGAAAGGGGACACGCTTAATTACCAGACACCGACCATTGAGGGAGATATCTTCACTGATGATAATGGGGACTGGAAAGATCAAGCGGAGTTTAAGACCGAGGCAGAAGCTAGGAGTTGGCTTGATAAAAAAGCCGGGATAACATCGTAAAGGAGAGCGCTATGAGCGATTTGAAACCGGTCGGGGAACCGATCATGTTTGATGGGGTTGAACGGCACCTGCTGTTTGACCTCAATGTTGTTGATGAAATCCAGGAACGTTTTGACGCGCCCCTGGAAGATGTGATGGACGGGCTTACGGATGACCGGAAGATGGCGGGTACAATGAAATCTGTGCTTGCCGCGCTGCTCAATGATGAGGTGGATCGGCTGGATCACAAAGGCGAGAAGCACGAGATGAAAAAATATACAGAAAAAGAGATCGGGTGGCTCGTATCAAAAGAAAACATGTACGAAGTAGCATTTGCTTTATATAAGGCCTATGGCGCGTCACTTCCGGAGCCGGATGAATTTGAAGCCCCAAACGCCGAGAGCGGGCAGCAGAAAGAATAAACGTTGCCCGCATTCTTTATATCGGCTGCAAGATACTGAATTACACAGAGCAGGAAGTGTTCAGCATGACTTTCCGAAAGTTCTTCCTGATCTACAATGAATATCTGGAATTGAATGGACTGAAAGAAAAAGAAGTGACGGTAGACCAGATTTTTTAAGCATCCTTTCGGGTGCTTTTTATTTTTCATAAAGGCAGGTGACAACATTGGCAGAAGAATTTGACATTAAAGCCGGGATAAAGTTGGACGGGGAACAGGAATTTAAGAGCGCGGTCACGTCAATAAATTCGGAAATCAAGAATCTGAAGTCGCAGACCGGGCTACTGAAAGAAACGTTTGCCGGCCAGGCTAATTCCTTGGAGGCTCTAAAGGCGAAACATGAGTCGTTAAGCAAGACGCTGGAAGCGCAAAAACAAAAAGTGGAAGCGACAAAAGCCGGCCTTGATAATGCAAAAGAATCGTATGACAAGGTTGGAACCGGCCTTGACCAGTTAAAGCAAAAACATGAGGCCGCAAAAGCCAAAATGGAGGAAATGAAGAAATCCTCCGATACCTCTTCGGAAGCGTTGGCAAAACAGGAAAAGGAAGTCAATGAACTTGCGCAAGCGATCCAAAAAGGCGAAAAGAGCTACGAAACGGCCGGTAACCGGATAATGGACTGGGAAACAAAATTAAATACCGCAGAAGCGCAGACGATCAAGGCGAGCAGGGAGCTTGATAAAAATGCGGCGTACATGAAAGAAGCGGAAAAGGCTGCCGACCATTGCGCCACAAGCATTGATGAGTTTGGGAAAAAAACCGACAAGGCCGGCGACAGCGCGTCAAAGATGGGTGACACTGCAAAAGATTCAGTGAATGCAATGGCAGAAGCCTTGATTGCGTCGGGAGTGAAAAAGAGCGTTGATGAAATTACAGAATCCCTGGAAAAATGTGTTGAAGCGTCAGATAAATTCCAGACGAGCGTCGCTAAGCTTTCAACCATTGCGGACGAAACAAAAGTGCCGCTTGAGAAAATGAAAAATGAAATACTGGAACTGTCGGGGGATACCGGGAAAGCGGCAGAAGAATTGACGGAATCGGCATACCAGGCGATTTCGGCAAGCGTTGATACCGAAAACGCAGTGAACATGGTGGAAAAAGCGAATAAGCTTGCTGTCGGCGGGTTCACAGATACCACGACTTCAATTGACGTTCTGACAACCGCGTTGAATGCCTATGGATTAAGCGCAAAGCACACGGAATCCATATCAGACAAACTGGTAAAGACGCAGGATCTGGGTAAAACTTCCGTTGGGGAGTTAGCGGCAACGATAGGCAAGGTTATCCCGGTGGCAGCCGCCTACAGCGTCAACATGGACAATTTATCTGCCTCATACGCCGTGCTTACCGCAAATGGCGTGAAAACAAGGATAGCGACCACGTATATCAGCGCAATGCTTGGCGAGCTTGCGAAAAACGGCAGCAAAGCATCAAAGACGCTGAAAGAGGAAACAGGGCAGACGTTTACGGAGTTGATGGAGGGCGGCATGTCGCTCGGGGACGTGCTGCAAATCCTCGGTGATAAATGCGATGGGAATTCAACCGCATTCGCCAACCTTTGGAGCAGTTCTCAGGCTGGCGTAGGGGCTTTAGCGCTGTACAATGCGGGAGCGGACAAGTTCAATGGCGTTCTCTCCGAGATGCAGAATTCGCTCGGGGCAACGGAAGAGAATTATAAAAAGATGACCAACGAGGCAGAGTTTGCAGATCAAAAAATGCAAAATTCCGCAAACAACCTTAAAATCGCAATAGGGGAGCAAATATCTCCTGCGTTGGTTGAAATGAAAAAAGCAGGAACGGATGCATTTGAGTGGGCGACTGATTTCGTGAAAGAAAATCCCTGGCTGGTAAGCGCGGTCACGGCGCTGACCGCGGCACTCGGGATGCTTGTTACCGCCTTTGCGGGATTTACGATTGTGAAAGCAATAACGCCGGCCATACAGGCATTTAACGCCGCACTCACAGGCAACCCGGCTGTCTTGGTTGCCACAGCCATTGTCGGATTGACCGCGGCGGTAATCGCTTTTGCGGAGACAATGCCACATGCGCAGACCGAGATGGAAAAACAGACGGAAGCCTCGAGAGCGCTTGCGAAAGAGACGAACAGCCTGAAAAACAGCATAAAGGAAAGCCGGAATGCATTTGAAGAAAATAAGGGCAGCGTAGAGTCAAATTACGCCTCCCTGCAAATCATGTCCAATAAATTGTACGATCTGGCGAAAAGCGAAGATGATTCAACCGCAAAGAAAATGCAAATGAAAGCGCTGGTTGAGCAACTGAATGAAGCAATGCCGGAGTTAAGCCTTGCGATAGACGAACAGACCGGCGCGCTGATCGGGGAGAAGGAAGCAACGGACGCCTGCATTGAGTCCATGAAGCAAAAAGCAGTGATGGCCGCAATGGAAGAGGAATTGACTGAAACCATCAAGCAGCAGGCGGAAGCGGGGGTTTTGCTTGAAAAAACACTCATTAAGCAGCAGGAGTTAAGGGATGCCGCAAACGAAGCGGAAGAGAAAGCGGCAAAACTATCAAAGGCTTATATGGAAATGTCCAAAGCCGGTTACGAAAATATGTGGACTGCCGCCGAAGTCGTAGCGAAGAAATTTGGACTGACAACGGATGAAGTGATTAATGCGGATTTCCATATCCAAAAACTTGCAAGCGACTCAACGATGTTGAGAGATGAAACCGAAACCCTCAATAAAACCATAGGGGATCAGGAAAGAATTGTTTCGGATTGCAATGCCCAGATCGAGGAGATGGGGAATGTCCAGGAATCGCTGACAGAGAAACTGGGACTCTCGAAGGATGCAACGGAAGAATCCGCAATGGTCACAGAGGAATTGACAGAGGCGCAAAAAGAAGCGGCGCAGGCGGCGGAAGAGCTTGCGGATAAAATAAAAGAGAAATACGAAGAAGCGCGGTCTTCTATCGAGCAAAGCATTGACGGCGCCATATCCGCTTTCAATGAATTTAACGGCGGGCAGGAAATCACGGCAGAAAAAATGCTGGAAAACCTGCAATCCCAGTTAAGGGGCTTGGAAAACTGGAAAGACAACATGACGATCCTGGCCGGTCAGGCCGGAAGCGGAATGTCCCGGGAATTCCTTGACTATCTGATTGACCTGGGTCCGCAGGGAGCGAACGCCGTGCAGGCCCTGGTAAATGAACTCGGAAAAGAAAACGGCAAGTTTGAAGAGATAGCGAAAGCCTATGCCGATGCGATGGATTTCAAGACGGAAGCGTCCAAAAAACTGGCGGATGTGCAGACGGCGTTCAGCGACAGTGCGGAGGGCCTGGTGCTTGCAGCGAAAGAATGCGGCATGCAAATACCGGCAGGGCTGGCGGAAGGCATCGCTAACGGAACGACAACGGCCGAGGATGCTGCGGCACAGGTCAATGAAGCCATATCCGCAAAGGCAGGTGAATTGTCGACAACAATGAACGAACTCGGCATTGAAATTCCGGCGGAGTTGCAGGCCGGCATTGATGCGGGTGGGAGTTTGGCAATCCAAGCAATCCAGGCACTAAACGAGCTGATCGCCGCAGAGCTGGAAAAAGGAAACGATGGCTTCGCAACATCCGGCCTGGAATGGCTGCAACAACAATCAGCAGGAATGGAAAGCGGCAAAGGAAACGTTGTAAGTGCTGCCGGCAAGGCAGCGCAGGCAGCAAAGGCGAAAGCGGACAGTTTTAAAGGGCAATTCATGACATCCGGGCTTGAGTGGTTGAAACAGCAGGGGCAAGGCGTTAGCAGTGGCAGCGGTACGGTATCGTCAGCCGTGAACAGCGCAGCGCAAGCGGCAGTTGCAGCAGCCGGCAGTCATAACGGCGAATTCAGGTCAGTGGGCTACAATATATCGGCAGGCGTCAGGGATGGCATTAATTCAGGAAGAAGCGAAGTTGTAAACGCTGCAGTCAGGATGGTTACGGATGCGGCGCAGGCAGCAAAAGACAAAGGGAAAATAAAATCGCCGTCACAATTATTCAGGGACGAAATCGGCATCATGCTACCAAAAGGTATGGCACTCGGCATTGATGCCGGGAAGAAAAATGTTGTGTCAAGTATAACAGATCTCTGTAGAGCCGCCATAAATGGTACAACTGATGAACTGGAAATACAATCCCCAAGCAGGATCTTTAAAAAGCTTGGTGGATATATCAGTGAGGGCATGGGTATCGGAATCAAAAATAAAGCTGGATATGCCGTGTCTATATCGAAAAAGATGGCAGGCGATGTGTATAAGGAGTCCGCTGCATGGATGGAGGCATACAAAAGGACCCACTCGGTTAGCCTTGCAGAAGAAAAGAAATTCTGGAAGCAATTAGCAAAGACAGTGAAAAATGATTCGGCATCTTACAAGTCAGCCATGAAAAATGCAACAGCAAGCGACGCTTATATCAAAGAGTGGAATAAGAAAATCAATAGTGCCTTTGGAGTATCGAAAACAACGAAAAAGGGCAAGGAGACCGTTAAAAAAGATGCGAAAGCGTATTATTCAGAAGTATCAAAAGCCGCAACATCTTACATCGAAAACCAGAAAGCAAGAAATAAGATAAGCCTACAACAAGAGAAATACTACTGGCAGCAGGTTAAAAAGCACGTTAATTCAGGAAGCCAGGCATATACAGATGCGGCAAAAAAAATAAAGAAAATAAATGCCGATATCAAAAAAGAAACCGCGGCGAACAAAAAAGCTGACAAGCAGGCAAAAGAGGCGGCGAAGCAGTTTGGTTTGTCCGGTACCGGATTAGAGCAGTACAAAACCTATTACAAGGTGTCTGCAAAAGCAGAAGTTGATTACTGGAATATCGTCAGACAGCAATATAAAAAGGGCACCGCCGAACGTATAGAAGCAGATCAGAAATATTTTCAAGCTCAGGAAAGCCTCAAGGAGCAGCAGGAGTCATTAAACCAGGAATATTATGATAACTGCAAGGAAGTCCAGGATAAGCTTACAAGCGATATCAAGGATCTGACGGATGCCTACGAGGACGCCGTAAAAGATCGTGCAAAGTCCATATATTCATCATTTAACCTGTTTGATCGGTTCAAAAGTACATCCGCCAGTGGAGAAACACTTTTGTTCAACTTGAAAACTCAAGTTGCCGGATACGCTGACTGGGAGCTGCAAATTGAAGAACTCCAGAATAAGAAAATCCTGTCTGATGAACTTCTTGAGGAATTGAAGGAAATGGGACCGGAAGCATCCGCCTCCCTCCACGCGCTAAATTCTTTGACGGGCGAACAATTAAAGGAATACAACGATCTCTGGCAGCAGAAAACGGACCTTTCCAATTCCCAGGCCGTGAAAGACCTTGAATCCATGCGGACGGAAACGGAAAAACAGATCCAGGAGTTGACGACAACGGCACAACAGCAGCTTAACACATACAAGTCTGAATATGAGAAAGCCGCGAAAGAACTCACGGCGGCAATTGAAAAGCCTCTGAAAGACCTTGCAAGCAAGGCTACAACATTGGGAGAGGCGGCAACCGCAAAGCTGATTTCCGGAATAAAGAGCGGGGCAACAAAGAAAAGCACCGCAACAGAGTTAAAATCCGTCAATACGACTGTCACAAATTCGCTTGGCAAATTACCGGCAGCAGGAAAGACGATAGGGATTGACACGCTGCAGGGGATCCTTGACGGGCTGGTTAATAAGAAGAAAATAAAATCTTCTGCAACAACGTTTATAAACACGCTCAAAAAAGCCATGACGGACGCTGCGGACATTCATAGCCCAAGCCGCTTGTTTAAAAAAGACGTTGGATTTGAGATACCGGCCGGAGTTGGCGAAGGAATCGAAGAGGGCACTGCGGACGCAGCGAAAGCGGGCACAAAAATGATTAGCGACCTGCTGGATAAATCGAAGGAGCAGCTTCAAAGGCAGAGCGCAACGCTGGCGGCATATAGCGAAAACATTAATGGCGGCGCAGGAATTGAAGCGTTGAACAATCTGACAGCCACGGCACCGATGCGGCAGACAACCGTAAACGTAGACAATTCGTCACTTGCCGGATTATTCGGGCAGATGATGGAGATTATGGCGGAGTATCTTCCGTACCTGGCGGAAAGGCAAAACTTGGTGCTGGACACGGGGACCCTGGTAGGGGAAACGGGCGCAGATATGAGCCACCAATTCGCCATGATGAGCAGGAGGTTGAGAACATGAAAATTAACGGAGTGGATATTTCGCAATACGGGGCCAAGCAATGGCACGTGGCAATGGGGTACGGGAACGTGACAAATACAAGCGTTTGGAACGATGGAGCGACATCTCCCCTGTTACTTCCCGGGACCGTCGGAATGAAAAAAATAAAAGTAACCGTAATCATAAAAGGTGGGAGCCGACAGGAAATTTGGGATAGAGGAAATAGGATTGTGTCAAGTCTTTTGAGTCCGGCGGTCGTAGACCTGGATGGATTTACTAATCACTTCAAAGTCGTGTTAAACAACCCGGAACACGTCGAAGCGGCAATATCCAGATTCCACAAAGTCACCCTGGAATTAATAGGGTATGAATATGGTAATAGGGTATACTTAGAATTCAACAATCAAAACGAATATTATCAAGATGGTTATTATATAAACGAATTAACCATAAACAACAAAGGCACCCTTACGTCGCCGGCAATATTCTGTGCGTCATATATCGATTTGAAATATGTTTTAATCAGTGGGCTTGACAGAAACAGATTCACGGGAGAAGCAAAGGATATTCAGATTAATACGGTATCGAACGTTGTGAATTATATAGAAATTGATGGGATAAACGGGAATGTGAAATTCGTCCAGGGAGGTGAAATCCTTCCATATCAGCCATATTGCGTTACCCTGACAGGGTTTCCGAGTCTGCTGCCGGGAGAAAACAAAATTAAATGCACGGCGATGCAAACATTGAAAGGGTCAAGGTTGTACGTGAGATATGAGCCGCATTTTATTTAAAGGGGGCGTCGGAGATGATTTTTACATTGCGCAACACAGGAGACAATGAAATCGGATGGATAAAAAACCACAAAGACGCAAGAATTGAAAGCGTACTGGCCAGTGGAGATAAAACGCTTTATTTCAGCTACCCTAAAGAAGCAGAGCATGCAGTAAAAAATGAATATTATGTTTGGACGGAAAATGATGTGTTTGTAATCAAGGAGAACACGGAAGGAAGCCAGGGATTCAGAAACGTTGTCGCAAGGTTAAATCTGGAGGACTTGGAAAGTAAGCTGTTCAGCGAGTTCGATGCAACAAACGTGACTGCAAAGGAATGTGCCGCTGAAGTCCTGAAAGACACGGGGTGGGTAGTAGACACAGATATATCCAGCGGAAAGAAAAGAAATATAATCCTTTCCAATGTGAACGCCGTAAATATAATAGATAAAATATGTGAAGCGTTTGGCTGCGAAAGGAAGTATGACACAATAAACAGGAGATTATCTTTGAGAAATAAATTAGGCGCAGACAAAGGGGTTTATTTCATGAGGGAACTAAACCTAGTGGAACTTAATGACTCCTCGGATTCATACGACTACTGCACGAGAATTATCCCGATCGGTCAAGACGGACTTGGCATTGCCGGGGTAAACAACGGAAAGGATTATGTAGAGAATTATCAATATTCAAGCAAAGTCATCCCGATCTTTTGGGAGGATCAGAATTATGATGACGCTCGGGCGCTAAAAGAGGACGCAGAGTATAAGCTGAACGAACTGTCGAAGCCGAGAAAAGCGTATTCCGTGAAAATAACAGACCTGGCAAACATGAAATCCAATTATTCGGCTTTGCAGTACGGGATTGGTGACGTCATTACGCTGGTTGATAGTGATATGGACATATGCGAAAAGCAAAGAATTGTAAAAACAGTGGAATACATAGAAAATCCACAAAAAAACACCTGTGAATTATCCAATACAGTGTTAAGTTTTGAAGAAATGCAAAAAAAACTTTTTGCAGCCGCCGAATCCACGAGCAATATCTTGCTTGGAAACGGAATCATTATCGGAGCGAAGATAAACAGCGTAAATGCAACACAGGTAAGGGGGCTGGAAGAATATGCGACAACACGGATTACAAACACGGAACTAGAAGAGATATGCAAATAATAGGAGGAAAGATATGGGATTTTTAGATAAAGACGGCACGATTTATTTATGGTCAAAGGTAAAAGCACTTGTTACGAGCACGGTAACAGCAAACAAATATACGCATCCGAGTTATACCGCAAAAGCAAGCAGCCTGTATAAAACGACGGTGGACAGCACCGGTCATGTAAGCGCGACAACTGCTGTTGCAAAAGCGGATATTACGGCGCTTGGCATCCCTGCGCAGGATACGACGTACAGCGCCGCCACGCAATCGGCAAACGGCCTAATGTCTTCAACGGATAAAACCAAACTGGACGGGGTAGAGGAGGGTGCAAATAAATACGTGCATCCAAGCGGGACAGGAAGTAATCATATACCGGCCGGAGGCACGGCAAAGAGCATACTTAGCTGGGGAGGGACTCCCGGAGCGGCGCAATGGTACGCTGTCCCTGATGAGCTTAATACGTCGTCTTTCGGAGGCGTTGTAAGTGGTCAGGCAATTGCGACTTACGTAGCTAGCGCAATGGCAACCGTCGAAACTAATGTGGGAAACACATACGCTAAAAAAGAAGACATTGTGGGGATGTATAAATACAAAGGATCTGTTTCAACCGCATCCAGTTTGCCAACAAGTGGGCAGAAAGCCGGCGATGTCTACAACATTGAAAGCGCATCCGCCTACGGCGGCGCAGGCATGAATGTTGCGTGGGATGGAACCAAGTGGGATCCGCTGGGGGAAATTTTTACAATCACGTCCATGACAAATGCTGAAATCGACGCAATATGCGTATAGGAGGCACCCATGGGATACATAGATAATAACGGGTTGAGCAGGCTATGGACAAAAATAAAAGATTACGTAGCCAATAATGCAGTCACGCCGACGAATATAACGGGAAATGCGGGTACTGCGACAAAATGGCAGACGGCCAGAACGATAGAGGGGATAACTATAGACGGCTCTGTGGACAGAACCCATTACGGAACTTGTAGTACGGTATCGGCTACAGTCGCAAAGACGGTGAGCATAACGGGATTTACGCTTGCCACCGGCGCACGCATAACCGTGAGATTTACTTATTGCATAACCGTAAGCGGCGCAACGCTAAACGTAACGAGTACAGGAGCAAAAAGCATCTACTACAAAGGAGCGGTTTTGCCTGCGGGGTATGTACAGACTAATGCGTTAGTAACCTTGATATATGACGGCACGTATTGGAGAGTGGTCGGCGATCTGGTGCAAAGCCAGGTGGATGATCTTGAAACAAGCGTGACAACGCTTGAGGCAAGCAAGATAAATATTGTGCAATATGCAATCCCGGTGTCATCTGTTGCGGTGGGCGGCGGTATAACTATTGCAACGTCACTACCCAACGGTGGCAATATTATTAATGTCAACATATATTGCAACGGCGCCAACCACCCCTTGATGTACTCTGGGTTCAGCGGCGCCACTACCATATGCATCCGAAATGTCGGAACCGGTGCGTACACGCCCCCGACAAACAGCAAGGTTTATATATCTTATATTTAGGGGCTTGCGATAT